CACGAAAACGGCGTAAGCCGATATCGTGGGCAGCTACCTGGACGATTAAGTGATGTACAACGGCTAGTAGTGGCCATGATGAGTAAAGACCCATAGGCTGACCTGTCGCATATTTTCGTATGCGGCCGTCAGGACCGTGGTAACCTTCATCCACCATGAGTCTTTCCCAACTCTTACTATACTTATCTCCGAACATATGCCTCAAACAGATTACATAGAGAAATCTAGGTAGTCTATCTGTTGCAGATGTTAGGTCATAAGAGTAGTAAGTTTGCGTTGGATCGCCAAAGGGCTGGATGTCTTGACCGAATGTTAGGTCAGATTCACCAAACCTTGATAATAAGTGTAAAAGCTTATTATGTAAAGGAAGTAGTGAGGTCTGAGTCCAGTAATCGGCCATGGCAATCACACGTGTTTTAGCCTCAGTATCATTAACAAGAGCATGGGCCCTTAACCTGTTTATTCTTTCAGGTTTTGGATCCTTTGCTATTGTAATGATATCAGGCTGAGCACGTAGATCCTCAATATATTTATATAAAGTTTCACCTGCTACTTCCCTTATGTCACTAATTATTTGTGGCGTTAGGTTAGTTAGGTCATTCTTTAATGAATACATTGCAGGTCCAGATGGTGAACCCTTACTAGAGAAATGAGGTACTTCCCAAAGAGGTATTTCAATTCCGGCCAGTCCTACTTGTTCTATTATCTTTGGAAACTTGTTGTCCAGGTGTTGGAAAATACCTGGGTTCCAAGTTTCTTTATCGGTAATAGGCGTATAGTCTGGAGCCTTCTGACCCTCAAGAAATCTGCTGACTTGTAACAGAGTCAATAGAAATCTGATTGCCGGTTGGTCTCCACTCTTTACTAACGTATGGAATTCCTTAAATATTTTCGGAAACCCATCCGCAAGTACTGACAGGTGTCTAAGTTCAACAGTTTGTTGAGCGAGATAGGCATAAATACAAACTCGTAGGTCTTTCAACCACTTGATTGTATCTATACTACCTCTACTCTCCACTCTGGTGACCAAGGATAGTAAGAATGGACTGATCATCTTGCGATAATCATTTACCCTAAATTGAATAATGT